TTGAAGCAGAACGATCTTACCCTTGCCTCAGAAGAGTTGATCGACGGCATCCGGCCCCTCATCGAGCAGGCAAAGGCCCGCGTCGCTCTATCGGTGAACTCAGAGCTGGTCCTGCTCTATTGGCAGATTGGCAGGCGTATCATCGAGGCTCTACCAGCCGAAAACAGAGCGGAGTATGGGGCCAGGGTGGTCGAGCTGGTGAGCGAGAGGCTGACTGCAGAGTACGGGAAAGGCTTCCGCCGCAGCAATGTCTTCCACATGATCCGCTTTGCTGAGGTCTTCGATGACCTCAAGATAGTCCAGACACTGTCTGGACTGTTGTCCTGGTCCCATTTCATCGAGATCATCTACCTCAAGGACCCTCTGCAGCGCCAGTTCTACGCCGAGATGGCCAGGGTGGAGCGATGGAGCGTGCGGACTCTACGCCAGAAGATCCAGGGGATGCTTTACGAGCGCACGGCCATCTCTCGCAAGCCCGAGGAGCTGGCGAGGCAGGAGCTAGAGGCTCTGCAAGAAGAGGACCGCATGACGCCCGATCTGGTCTTCCGGGACCCTTATCTCCTGGACTTCCTGGGGCTGGAGGACACCTACAGCGAGCGGGACCTGGAGGCGGCCATATTGAGGGAGCTGGAGAGGTTCCTGCTGGAGCTGGGCACCGACTTCTCCTTCATCGCCCGCCAGAAGCGCATGACCATCGGCGACAGGGACTTCTTCCTGGACCTGCTCTTCTACCACCGCAACCTTCGCTGCCTGGTGGCCATTGAGCTGAAGCTGGGCAGCTTCGATGCCGCCTACAAGGGCCAGATGGAGCTATACCTGCGCTGGCTGGACAAATACGAGCGCAGGCCAGGCGAGGAGCCGCCCATCGGCCTGATCTTGTGCGGCGAGACGGAGCGAGAGCAGATAGAGCTGCTGCAGCTGGATCGGGGCGAGATCAGGGTGGCCGAGTATCTGGTGGAGCTGCCGCCAAAGAAGATGCTGGAGGCAAAGCTGCACGAGGCAATGCGGCTGGCGAGGGAGAGCAAGAGCGAAGGTGATACATAAGAAAGCAGCATCTAGTGGCTTGTCAGGGTTACTATCTCTTCAGATATCAAGATCTTTTGGACTGCACCCCTGATAGTAGACAAATAGTTAAGCAACAGTATTTAAAGCAACCTCCATTTCGAACTTCTCCGGAGATTGGAGTGAACCCCCTCCGAGTGGACAACGAGTTAAGCATCATAGCGCCTGTGCCATTCATCTAGAGATAGGAAGTCCTCAGGATGCATGCGCCCAAGATATGATGTCATAAAATAAGCATATTACGACATCGATGCACTGCATGGGCGTCTGCGGAGGCATAGGCGATCCACGAAAGTCGGTATATAAACGGTACGCAATAAGTAATACTATTCCAGATTGAGTTATGCTATATTTGCATCAATCCAATATAGAATTGTAGTTAAAAAGTTCTATGACATTCTTGATAGAATATGAGAAAATGTCATAGAACCTTAATCCACCCCGCCTTTAGCTTCTTCTTGTACTTTCTCAGTTCCTTCTTGGGCTCATCAATGGCTCGCTCGTATCAGTACCTCATCGTCTCGGGGACATCCTCATCCGCAGCCCCCTTTCTGATCCCCAGCGCCTTTTCTTTCATCGCCATCGCCTTCTCCATCGCCTTCTCTCTTGAAACCCTCCTGACGCTCCCTAAATAGTGATTTTTCACCGTCCCCCCCTCTCTCCAGGAGGCATACCAGTAGCGATAAGTCTGTGTGCCGCCCTTTGCGAGCTCCCGGCTCTTCTCCAGCACCCACAGAGTCAGATCCTCCAGCCTGGCCGCCTTCTGCAGGTCCCGGGCCTCCTCCTCCGCCCCTGCAGCCAGCTCCTCGAAGCTCTCCGGCATGTCTCCAGCTATCGAGATCTCGCGCGCCCTTGCAGCCAGCCCTCGGAGCTTCCGGGCCTCGGAGAGGAGCCTCCTCCTCCTCTCCCCTGCCTCCGTCCTGTGCGTCATCTGGCCGCCCCGTAAAACACGATCCTCCAGTGCTCGGACTCCACGGTATCGCAAACCGAATTAAGCTCTTCTTCCGAGACTGCCTTCTCAGCGTCCTTCAGAGTCACCTTCGCAATCTGATTGAACAGCTCCGGCCAGGCCGCCCTGAAAGCGTCCGACCTGATCACCCGCCGGCTGATCACCCTGCGCCGGCGCTCGTAGTCGCCCACCCGGCCCACGTCCGACATGGCCAGCCTCTCCATGAGACCGCGGTAAAGCTCCTCCTTGGCCTTGAGATTCTTCCTCATCCTGGCTATGCTCTCCTGCACCTCATAGGCCTCAGCGAGCACCTTCATCGCCTCAGTCTGATTCATGTTCTACCTCTTGCCTTTTCTTGCCCAGCCCCCGCCTCTCGCGGTTGACATCCTCAATTGCCCTCTGCAGCCTCTCCCTCCGCTCTCCCTCCGGGATCCTCTCAATCGTCTCCCGCAGCCTGGCCTCCAAAAAGGTGCTTGAATGGATCTTCCTGGCCATCTCACCGCCTCCTGGAGATCCCCAGGACCTCGCAGGCCAGGAAGAGCCTGATTAAATCTGAGTTCTTCGTGCGCGGGTCAAAATGCCTGTGCGTGTATCCAGCTTGCTCTAATGCTATCGATTCTTTCTCTTCCTCTGAGAACATCTGTTCCACCTCACCAAGTACAGTATCTCAATTACATTCAATTTAAATTCTTCGCTTAATGTCACTTACTAACGCGGGCCGGAGCCTGCATTTGCTGCTGCAGGGCGGCGCATCCGCCACGGGGAGGGTGGGCGGGCCGAATTTCCGGGGCGGTGGGCTGCCTGGCGAGCTCCGGGCATCCTTGGCCGCCGATTCCAGCCGAAAAATGTTTGTGAGCCGGCCAGCCGGCACCGACCCTGCGGATTAATCGCGCGCGGTAGTACCTGGAGCCAAACCTTTTCTCAGGCCCAAATGTCCGCTTCATGCTTGCAGACCAGGCTGGGATGTGGTGGGGAAGGGGGAGCTTCATCTTCCCGCCACCTCAATCGATCTCCTGGCCGCCTCTCTGACGCCGGGCTTGGATCTCAGCCATTCGACGGCCTCCCTCTGCCTTCTCTCCCAGCCTTCCCATCCTTCGGCGGCCAAGACATCGAAAGCATGGCCTGCTGCCTCCAGATCCTCCGGTAGGATGCTGTCAGCCTCACTCATTGCTCTGTCTCCTTTCTATGCTCCAAATGGCATATTGATCGTATCGTCTGCGTTTCCTGCTGCTCCGCAATAGTTTATCAGCCATCTTGCGGCGGCTTTTACCTCCGCTTCGCAATCGTTTCCGCAGATCGCTATTTTTTGTCCCGCTATCAGCACATCAATTCTGTAAAGCATGCTCATGCTCCTCCATCGAAATAGTGAACAATTCGTATTCCAGAGCCTTTGCCACATGCTCTAACTCCTCTCGCGGGAGCAGCAGAGCCTCTTTGATCAGTACCTCAGCTTCGATCATCCTAATCTACCTCGCCCAGCGCCAGCAGCACGTACCAATTCGCCCATCTCTCGATTGATCCGAAGTAGGTTAGCGCCACCTTCAGCGCCAGCCCCTTTGTCTCTCTTCCTTCCAGCTCGTGGCTGGTTTCGATCCATGTGTTGGCCGATTTGAGAGCTCGCCTCATCTCTCGCTTGCATGTTGTCTCTGCCCGCATGCTCTCAATCCTCGCAAGGCCTGAATGGCTCACTGAATCGCGGCTTGAGCGGCTGTGTCTCGATCTCCTCTATGATCTTCGCGTTCTCCTCTGCCGGCAGCGGGAACGCCAGCTTATGGTGCCGGCACATCCCAACGCCGTACTTCTGGCTGGAGAACTTCCAGCCTTTGCAGCTGCAGGAATCCGGCGTTGTCCGGTAGTAGTGCGTCTTTTTCGAGCTCAGCACCAGGCAGATTGGCTCCTGGCCCTCTGGGAGATAGATCCTCTCCGGCCTCGCGGCGCATGGCTTGCCTGTGAAGATCTCGCAGATTACCTGCACCACTCCCAGCGGGTACTCTTCCAGCGGGAGCTGTCCCATATGGCCTGCGAAGACCTTCTTTTTTCCAGCCTCGGCGGCCTTTACCTTTTCGTATATTTCTTTCGCGTAATCCTGGTATGTTTCTCTTGGCATTTTGATGCCTCCCAACAAAATATACTACGCTCGCTTAGTATTTAAACTTAACGCTAACGTTAACCTTAATTTCCATCCAAAACCCTCTTTTCCCGCCAAAACCGCGAAAAATAAGCCTCCTGCGCTGTTGCATTCGCGACGCACTGCAAACAGCTTGCACAGTGCGCGCGGCCCACCCTGGCCACGGAGGCCGCCGGGATCCTGGGAGCCGGCGGGGTGGGAGCTGGGATCCCGGGGATCTTCTCAGCCGGCGCGGTCCACTCGCGACAGTGACATTCTACTGCTATAATGCGCAGGAAGTCCTTTACCTCGGCCAGCCGTGCACCTTGGCCATGGAGGCGGACCTGCAGAGCTCCGGCGTGGCTCCAGCGGCCAGCCGGCGCGGAGCGCGTCCGTGCGCAGCACTGCCGGCAACAGATCTGAGCCCCTTTTCTCTCTCAGCGAAGCGTACCTATGAATCTGAAAACAGAGCACCCTAAAAATCAAGCGCAGGCAAACAGGCCCGCCGGAAAGCACTGCCGTGTAACGAGTCCTCGCCCAGCCGCTTTCTCAAGGCGGCCACGCCCGTTTGAGCGGACGGGGCTGATATGGGTTGCGCCGCCGGCCCCGCCTCACATTCATGTAGATACGAATATTGGACTGTGACCTTCGGTCTGCAATATAATGCGGGGCCGGCGGGAAGCGCGAAGCGCCGCAACCCTTATCTGCCCTGGACGCCAGGGATGGCCGCCTTGTGCGGCTGGGAAGGACTCGTAGGCAGTGCTTTCTTTCTTGCGGGCCTGCGGACTGTGCATTTCGACGTCTTTTAGTGCTTCCTGAAGTATCGAGGTTGCTCCCGAGCACCCTGACTTTCGGCGTCGGAAGGTTCATGCCCCCTTGTTTCATGATGCGCCTGCCGCCCCGCAGGTTTTCAGGCTCGACGACCTCCCGCCCCCTCTGTTTCAGGTTGCGACTCCTGCCCCTGCCTCTTTCAGCCGTATTTCTACCAGGCCCGGAATCTGCCTCATTTGTGTCTCCAGGCCCCTCAATGCTCCTGATCGTCGGATACTAGCGCGCCCAAAAAAGCAAACCTGACCGTCTGCCCGGGCCGGAAACTGCCTCGGCCTGCGCTAATACTCACAAACACCCACAACCCCTTACCACCGGCATAAAACCCTCCATGCAAAGGGTATATACCTATATTCAACCTTAACTCTAACATCACAAAGGAGGTGGGTTATGAGTGGCAAGAACAGGATTAACGTGATCGTTGACGACGAGGCAAAGTCCGTGCTCGTCGAATACCAGCTCAAACACCGCATCCCCACCAGGGACGAGGCGCTTGAGCTACTGCTTCATGAATACGGGAACATGAAGAAGAAGTAAAACCAAATGGTGAGGTGGAAAAAACAATGTCATGGAACGAAGATAAGCACCAGGACATGCGCAAGTGGGCTGCGATGCCTGGAATCGATGTGAACGACCCTGAGAACCTGATATTCAGGGACGGGAAAACCGGAGATGTCCGGTTCAAAGGCCGGAGCAGCATGAAGGCCTACAAACGGATCGAGGAGATGTACAACGGGTACCTTCGAGAGCAGGCATCCCTTAAGCTCTCCCATGTCAGGAGACCTCAAAGTGTCTGAACCCCTCGATCCCCGCCCCGACTTCAAGCGGATCAAGTCAGGCAAGATCAGCAAACCCGTCCTCCAGGCCTATGCTAAGTTCCTGGCCGGCGAGCTGTACTACTGCCGGCAGAGGTGTCTCCTCCTGGAAACCAAGCTGAAGATCCTGGAGGGCCGGGGGATAATCCCTGACGGGATTGCCGACGACTACAGCCAGGAGGCTCTTATGCGGTGCAAGATCGTGGAGCCGTGACTATGCGCCGCAGGAGATTTGGCCTGTGCTACTACCGCCAGCCCAAAGGTGGCAGGTTCGCCGGGATGGTTGTCGTGACTCTCCCCGACCGGCATTTTTGGGTCTACAAGTCTGTTAGAGACATGCTGGCTGATAGCTATCTGATCGAGAAGTACTGCAGCCAGTCTACCTTGAAATCGTTTGGGCACCCATGAGGCAGCTTTACATCGTCGACTCCGATCCTGACGCCTTCGGCCCCTGGCAGTCCCGGCCCGTTGCCGACCTTGTTGCCCGCATTCTTGAGATGATGGGCCATGACGCGGAGGTCTGCCCTGTTGACCTCGATCCTTACGCCTCTGAGCTGATCTCCGGCCTCCGGCCCTTCAAGATCACCATCGCCCGCTCAGGCCGGAAGATCATATCAACGGAGGTCTCGCTGTGCTGGCCTCCCGAGCCGGAGAGCTGCAAGCTCCGGGAGGATGAGTCCTTAGTCGAGTATTTTGTATGGGCCAAAGGCAAGAACGAGGCAATCTCTATCATGGCCTCCCTTGCCTCAGCTCCGCCGAAGTACAAAGGCGTTTTCGACTCCGGCGAGCTTCCCCTTGCATCAGATGCTCTTTGTGAGGAGAGCGATGACTGAAAAGGCAACCATTCGGCATTTCCGATTACTTGGTTCCTGCTGTCGAAAATAGGATATATATCCATATAGAACGCAAATGCAATCACATGGCAATGCAAGATGATAAGAGAGAAAAGGACACCATGACCAACTTCACCCTCCGCCTACCTGCGGATCTCCGCCGGCTGGCCGAGGAGGCCGCTGCGAAGTCTGGTCGCACCCTGGCAGATGAGCTCAGGCTCGCCATTGCGAGCTTCTTCGGCTCCTCTGATGGCCTGGTGACTGCTGAAATGCTCCGCCAGAAGCTTGATGAACATGTCCGATCCTACCACGTCGTCCTTGCCTGCGCTGATCAGGCATCTATACTGCCTCCGCCGCCGCAAGTCGACAAACAGGAGGAGATGGCTGTTATGGCTGGCCTAACTAATCAGGAGCTCCGCCGCGCCAGAGATTACTTGGCCTGGATTGAGGATGCACTCTCGAACGGGAGGGCGGTCACTCCGTCCGAGGTCTCAAAGCATTTCGGCGACTCGAGCAGGCGAATTGGTCGGATCTTGAGACTCTTTGGCGTTAAGGCCCAGAATACCCGCATCAATAATATCAGCGCCCGATGGATTCAGCCCCATGACCTGCCTGTTGTCAGGGCTGCTCTCGAAAGGGTTGATAAACTGTTGGAGGACTGAATTTTATGAGAAAAATGTGCCTTTTGATTGCTGCCGGCCTGGATCTATGCTGCCTTGCTGCCGGCCTGCAGATTGAATCTGTTGGAGAAGCCGTCTTTATTGACGGCCTGGCCTTTGAGCTCGTCAGCGAGAATGTCTCTTCTAATGGCACCGTGACGCTCGTTTTAAGGCCCCTTCCTGCTGACGCATTCATTCCCGGCCTCGACGACCAGGCCGTTTACGACAAGCCTTCTGAGCGCCCTGCCCATTATTTGACCAGCACTCCCAATGTCACTGTCACATGGGGCTCAGGCCATTACGACGACGAGGGCAATGACATCCCCGATGAGGAAGGCGGCGAGCCGAGCGGTGAAGTGCGGATCGTTGACCTGTCCGGCTAATCGAGGTCGTAGTGCAGGCCGCTTCCTGCTATTGCCTCGATCTCATCTTCCAGGCATGGATATCTCAGGCAGGGCTCTAGCTCCTGGAGCTCGTACTCGGCGAGGAGCTTGAGCTTTATCCATTTGTCGAGTTCATCCTCCTCGTTGTTGTACTCCCGTTTTGCGTCCCAGGCCTTTCTCTGTGCATCTGCTGCGATCTGGACCTGCTCATCTGCCAGGCCCAGAAACTCATCGGCCAGCAAAAGGAGCTCGTCCACCCAGTCCTGCTGCTCTTCAGTCAGCTCATCGAACTGGTCCAGAATCGCATTCGCCGCATCTATGTTCTCGTTCGCCCTGTTCAGCCAGTAGGCAGCCAGCTCTTCTGCCTGGGCCTTCTCGTCCATTGCCTCCTCGTATTCGGCCAGGTAGTCATCCATGTAGCTCTTGCAGAACTTTATATTTGCCTCCGCCTCGTCCCACTGCTTTTTCACGTTCTCGTGCTTGTTCATCAGCTCCTCTCTGTCTGCCCTGAGAGTTCCCTTGACCTTTTCTACATCCCACTCGCACCTGCAATACTCATGCTGCTTTATTGAAAACGGCTGGCTGTGGTGGGTCCTGGCATGATATTCTCCGTCCAGGTTGGCGCAGTGCGGACATGCGTCTGACTTTGCCACGTATTTGTAGAGCCAGACTGTACTGACTAAGCAAGATTCTTCTGTCCTCATATTCTCCTTCCCTCCTTTCAGTATGATACTATCTTCAGGTTCTCGACCCAAACCGTCGCAGATGCCATCCCGTCCGCGTCGCTCATGCCCCGCAGGGCGTAGATGAACCTCCACTTTCTTGAAGCCGTAAATGATGCCACTGTCATCGTCTTCAGAAGAGTGGTCCTGGCTGCATTTGAGTAGATCTTTAGGGTTATGGTTCCGCTCCCGTCCGACCTGCTGATTGTGCAGTAGTAGACTGTCCCTACTGATATTCCAAGGGTTGAACCATATGCAGCCCAGTTCCCTTTTACGAGGTCAAGGTCTACACTGTCGACTTCTCCGTCTTCGTTCCAATATACGCTGATTACTACGACAGGATCATCCGCCGGCAGCGAATAGACCTCGTCCCAGGGATAATGAGCGTTGCTCAGCGAGAACAGTGCGAGCTCAGTAGCTATTGACTCCACTGCATCCGACAGGTACGCCGATACCAGCTTGAAGTCGAACTGGATCTCAAAGCCGTCGAAGAAGTCCTTTTCGTAGTCCTGAAACACCAGCCCCCAGACTGACGCATCGTCGTAATATCCGGTCGCCCTGCTGCTGGAGACGCTTGCCACTCCACTTTCATAGTACATGTAGTCGCTCAGGTTCTCTGATGAGCCTGGCAGCGGCAGGTCTTGGGCTGGACACGGGTCTACCCTCATCCTGGCTACCGATCCATGATAGACAGATCCATGGTACGCCCAGGGTGCAAAATAGATGTAGTTCGGGTCCGAGTAGCAGCCCCTGAACCCAAATGTGTGCATGTCCTTCGCATAAAGCACCTCCCGATCCGCCCATGAGCCGCTATCTGCAAACGGCTTTTCTGTGTCGTAGGCCAGTAGGTTGCTGTCATCCGGCGCAAACACGATGTGCTTCCCCTGCTTGCAGCAGGCATTGTGGGTTGCCACGTTCCAGCACAGCGTTGAGAGGTTGAAATAGTCGTATGAGGCTGCCTGGCCGAATGGCTTTTGCGTGTCGTACCTCAGCACGATTTCATAGTAGGCATTCGGGAAGTAGACAAACCTGCCGTCCGTGCAGGGCTGGCCCAGGGCCTTTGCGTTGGCCGCTACAGCCGTCGCGTCGAACACCTCCCAGCTACCCGCCTCCTTGAACGGCTTTGAGAGAGCGTACCTCACAATCTGGCCATGCTTTGCGCTCGTATTCTGGAACGGCGAGAGGTATAGGAAGCCGTCAACGATCTCCCCGCCGGAGTAGCCCTTTGCGGCCCCGCCCGCCATGCCCCCGAAGTCGTAGGCCTCCCAGCTCCCGGAGTCCTTGAACGGCTTGGCCGTGTCAAGCCTCATTATTATGCCGTTGTATGCCCCATTGTAGAACGGGATGAAGTAGATGAACCTCTCCCCGTCGAACACCCCTCCCGAGAAGCCCTTTGTTGCCAGGCCGCCCACAGATTCGGCGTCGTAGGCCTCCCAGGATGCCACCGAGCCAATTGTTGGGTATAATTTTGAGTCTGATTCGCTTACGCATACGTAATTGCCGTTTACTGCTTTCAGAGCTATCTTATTGCTTCCCAGGTTTACCCTCTGGAATGTCTCCCATGCGCCCACTGCATCTCTGTTTGCTATCAGATATGATGCTCCTCCTGATTCGGCGCAGACATATTTGCCATTGCAGGCTTTGAGGGCTATGTTATTGCTTCCGAGGTCAGTCAGCTCGAATGTCTCCCATGCGCCCACGCTGCTTCTGTTCGCTATTAATGGATCTGCTCCTGCTGTCTCGGCGCAGACATATTGGCCATTGCAGGCTTTGAGGGCTATGTTATTGTTGCCCAGATCCGTCAGCTCGAAGATCTCCCAGCCTATGCCTCCTTTGAAGGGCTTGGTTGTGTCATACCTTAAGACGACCCCAGATGCTGCTCCGTTATTTGATGGTGTAAAATACATAAAGTGGCCGTCGAAGATCGGATTACCTGTAAATCCCATGCAGTTAAGGCCATCGGTGCCGCCGACGTCGTATGCCTCCCAGGTGTCCGAACTGCTGAATACTGCATAGATCTTCTGGCGGAGGACCACACCGTGATAGCTGTTCCCGTTATGGTAAGGCGTGTAGTAGATGTACTGGCCATCTGTCCCCACGCCCTTGTACCCTTTGCAGACCTTGCCGTCTGTGGCGCTCGCATCATACATTTTCGCCTGGCCGATCCAGAACGCCAAATCAGATCACCTGCCCGCTTGCCCAACTGACGAAGAGTCGCTGGCTGCACTGTCCCCCGCAAGCCCCACAAACCCCTACCTCCGGCATAAAACCACGCTCCTCCTCATGCCTTACGATATCGTGTATGAGCTATCAGTCCTGCGTCCAGTGGTATCACTATCACTCCAACCCGCCTTCGTGTCAGTAACTTCCGCCCGGATTGTATTCGTGCCAATGTCACAGGCCAAAGTCCTCCACTGCCACGAGTTCTTCTCAGTCCACCCGGTCATGTCCTTCCAGACGTTCCCAGTCCCAGGCCCTTTCAGCCAGAACCGATAGTACAGCCCTGATGACTTGTTTGCAGTGCAGACGACCTCAATAGTCGTCTCGTGGGCCTTCGGTGAAGCCAGTGAGAACGTCACTGAACTTATTTCGGCCCTCTGCACGTCGATAAAAACCGAATCCTCAGCATCGTAGCCGCCCTCGCCCGCATGATATTTGTCCCGGACCTGTGCATAGACGCTGATACCTCCGTAATCCGTTTTGTCGAGCTTGACCTTCACGCTGTTCTCAGTCTGCCAGCCGGTCAGCTCTTCCCTGGCTGCCCCCACCGATTCCCGGTAAATAAAGAACTTGTAATAGATCTGGTCCCCGTTTGTGTCCGAGGCTTCGCAGACTACAACAATCTCCTCACCCACAAACGGGTTTCCGTACTCGTTCACGTACACGCTTGAAATCGTCGGAGCCGAGTTGCTTGAGATGGTGTAGCTGACGCTCGCATTTGCGTCATAGCTGCCCTCGGCTGCGTGGAGTCCGTCTCTGATCTGCACCTCGATGGTGCTTGCCCCCACATCTGCGCTCTCAGGCGTCCAGGACCAGGAATTCTTGTGGCTCCAGTCAGCGACCAGCTTCTTCTTCGAGGCAGTCCCAGGGCCGGTCAGGAAGAAGCGGTAGTATATGTTGTCATTGTCCGGGTCACTCGCTATGCAAATGAAATCTATCTGCGTCCCCTGCCCTCTTGGACTGCTCAGCGATGGTGTCAGGCTCGTTATCGTCGGAGGAGACCCTGCACCACCAGATCCGGCAGTCACAGTGTAGCTGACGCTCGCATTTGCGTCATAGCTGCCTTCTGCTGCGTGGTGGCCGTCTCTGATCTGCACTTCGACTGTGCTGTTCCCAACATCTGCGCTCTCAGGCGTCCAGGTCCAATAGTTCCTGTGGCTCCAGTCAGCGACCATCTTCTTCTTGCTTGCTGTTCCCGGGCCGGTCAGGAAGAACCTGTAGTAGATGTTGTCATTGTCCGGGTCGCTCGCTATGCAGATGAAATCGATCTCGGTCTCCTCTTGCTGTGGGCTTGCCAGGTTCGGCGTCAGGCTCGTTATCGTCGGCGGTGAGCCAGATCCACCTCCTCCCCCGGGCTTCGCCGTAATCGTAAACGGCACAGCAGAGCTCTCCTGGTCGATCTGGCTTGAGCTCTGGGGCCCTGCCCTGACCTGCACCTTGACAGAGCTTGCCCCCATGTCCTTGCTCCCGGGCTTCCATGAGAACGAGTTTCTTGCCTGCCATCCCGTCATGTCCCGCCAGGCCGAGCCTGTCCCGGGCCCGGACAGCAGAAAGCGGTACTGCACGGCTTCAGATGGGCTGACTGTGGCCACAAACACGACCTCCTCGTCCTCCTGCTGCGGTGAGCTCGGCGAAGCAGTCAGGCTGATCGTGTACGTCGTCTTGATGTGGCCCCGGATCTCCATTTTGAACTGATGGCCCACGATCTCCGAGTTCCACGAGACCTTTCCGCCCATCGATTCGACAGAAACCCCAGACCATCCGTTTTGCAGTGCTGATTTGACGGCCTCCGCTATGTCACCGCAATAAGCTGCGCCTCTGTCGGCCCCCTGCCGGCTGTAAATATGAACTACGAAAATGGGGTCTGTCGCTGTTTTCGGGCCGGCGATGTCTGCAACCTCACAGGATATTAGGCTGTGATGGGCTGCGCTTTTCAGGTCCTTCTCCATCTCGTGAGGCTGCTTGAACTTGTAGATCTTGGCGTCCACCATTGTTGATACGGCTGAAGAGCCTGTGAGAGCTGCATAGAGATTATCCAGGGCTATCATGATCTCACTTCCTTCCCAGTGGCCTTCTCCAGTCTGTCTTGACCAGGGCAGATTTGCTGAATGCCGGCCCGGGCGACTCCTCCTCAGGCCCGCCGTCGTCCCTCTGCCAGAAAAGCCGGGCTTGCTTGCGGTAGTTGTCCGACTTCTGGGCCAAGTTCTGAGTCAGATCCCCAACTGCCTGCACAGCCTGCCGGGCGAACGCAGATGCAATCTCTTCGCAAGCTACCGCAGCAGAGCGGTTTATGTTGTGATCGTTCTCTCCCAGAATAGCTGACAGCTCTTCGTCTGTCATTAGAGGATCATCAGAATCCTTGTCCCCGATCATCCTCCTCAGGATGTCCAAGTCTGTGCTCCCGTTGCCGATGTAAGTAAATGTCAAAGCTCCTCCCCTCCTTTAAAAAAAAAGACAGCCGGGCTGCCTACAGCCATCCCGGCATAGATCTACATCTCTCAGGCTATGACGTTGTAGGCGTACAGGCCGCAAGGCGCGCAGATCTTCTTCAGATCCACGTATGCCTCAGTCTGGATGATGTCGGATTCAGTGGCCTCTTCATACCACTGCGTTACCCTCGTGCCGTACTTTGACAGGCCGCGTTTTCCTTTCCATCCGAAGCAAATTCCTGCGGTGACTGACTCTGGCGTTGCGACCTTCGGCGAGTATGCCAGGAGGATCTTCTTGCTGGCCACCCTGGTCAGAGCTGGAGTCGCCCCCTGCTTTGCGCTGTTGTAGATCCCGCCCATCACAACCACGCGCTCCAGGTCGAACAGCCTTGCCAGGACCTTGAGAGAGATCGAATCCGGGCTTGTGTACTTAGTCAGGTCCCTGATCTCTGCCGCGCTCCTGAGCACTGCGTAGACATCAGGAGACAGTCCGAGTACGTTCGGAGGCTGGCCGCAAGCTGTTGCGACTTTCTCCTTCCATATCTCGACGTTTTTCAGGATCGTTACATTTGAGGCTGCGTCCCACTGCACGAACTGGTTCGTTGTCGGCCCGGATGCTACACCCTGCATGTCGGCCCCCCAGATCCCAGTTGTGAGGAAGTTGTTTGCGAACAGCCTTTCCAGCGCAATCATGACCTTCTGGGTCGTGTACGCCGTGGCCACCCTCTGGGGGCCCAGGCGGTTGCCCGCGTTATCGTAATCCTCCTCTGTCACTCCCTTCCTCAGGGCGTACTTCCTGCAGAGGTAGCTCACCTCAGTCCCCACGAAGTTTCCTACAGGCGCCTCTTCTCCTGGCGCTATCTGCCTGGCCTCATCAGTGAAAAACTGGCCGATTCCATATTCCATGTACGAGTCGCTTCTATGCTCTACCGGCAGCATCGAGAACACCTGATGATAGCCGAATCCCTCTTGCTGCTGCAAGTACAGCACAGAGAACTCTGTCAGCAGCTCGTTAACCCTTTCGGGACTTGGTTCTACTGGCATTTTTTACCCCCTCCTAATCTACATCTGCGGAAGTATCAGGGCAGTTATAATGTTCCCTGAAGCTCCGCCCTCCTGGGCAACCCCAGCCGCCTTTCCAGAAGACTGTGTTATGAATTGCCCGCTCGCGTTTACTTCGATCTTTGCACCCGCGTTTACGTTCCCTCCGAGGACCACCTGGAACAGGCCGACCACTCCGAATGAAGCTGCCTCTCCTGCCGCCGGCATTCCCAGGCACACGCCTGCCGTTAGCGATTCTCCAGCCACGCAGAGCACTGCCTTCCCGTTTGAGTCCAGCTTGCAGGCGTAGAATTGCTTGGCGCTCAGGTCTGCGCCGGCCTCAAGAGACTGCGAGAACCCTGATTGCTCTATTGCCATGTTCAGACCTCCTTTATCCCATCACTACCACGAGCATTCCTTCTCCCTCTGTAAATGCCGTGACTGATGCCGCCTCTACACTGATCGAGTCCGTCTCGCTGAACACGTTGTTGCCGGTGATTGCCGATCCAGCCACGACTGCTCCCAGCGTCCCGCAGTTCGCTGATGTCAGTGACACAACCCCGCCCGTCAGATCGGTTGTGCCGATCTCCAGGTTCAGGGTAACTGCCTTGCTCGCGGTTGTTACCTTTGTCGTGACCACGAAGAACACTTTGAGAATGCGTCCGGCGAAACCTGGCACCATTGTTGTTACTACGTCGCCCGCTGCTGTTATGTTCGCAAGGGTTATCGGGATCTCCATCGTGTTGTTGCCCATGTTCTTTGAAACCATAGGCATGATCATCGCTGTGATTATGTTCCCCGAGACTCCCGCCTCCTGGGCGATCCCTGCCACTGCGTCCGCCCCGTAGGCCTTGACGAAAGCCCCGCTCGCATTCGGCGTCAGCTTGTCGCCGACTGCCACAGTCCCGCCGAGGACCACCGGGAACAGTCCAAGCAGTCCGAATGAAGCCGCCTCTCCGACCACCGGCGTCCCCAGGTTCACGCCTGCTGTCAGAGGATCGCCAGCCACACAGAGCACGGCCTTCATGGACGAATCCAGCTTGCAGGCGTAGAACTGTTTGGCGCTCAGGTCTGCACCTGCCTCAAGAGACTGCGAGAACCCTGAGTCTTCAATTGCCATGCTCCTCAGCTCTCCCTCGCCATCCTCTGACGCTCGTACTCGTCATAAAGATCCGGGGCCTTTTCCAGGACGGCACACAGGGCCTCCTCCTCGGACATCTCCGGGGCCTTCTTCATGAGCTGCTTGGCCATCGCATGGATCTGCGCCTCTGCATCAGTGCTGTATGTCACTGACTTCGACATCGACCTGCCGGCCTCAGAAAGGCCACCGTGCTCCACTGCCGAGGCTGCTGCCTTGAGCATCCCGGTGATCACCGCTGTGTCCACGGGATTGACCTCGTGAAGCGCCATCAGGGCCTTCTTCAGCTTCTCATGATCTCCAGGCAGGGCCTTCAGCTCCTCCATCAGGCTGTTGTAGTGGCTCTCTCTGGCCGCCTTCTCAAGCTTCTCCGCCCGCTCCTCGGCCCTCCGGGCCTTCTCCTCGGCGCTCTTGGCCGCCTTCTCCATGCTCAGAATAGCCTCTTTGAGAGCCGGATCGGCCTTTTCGAGGATCTTGTGCAGGTCCTCACCCGGGCTGCCGTCTCCTTCGGCTGCCGGCTTGACTTCATCTGCTCCTGCTACCGCCTTCTTCAGCTTCTCCTCTTCCTTGCACTTCTCCATGCCTTCAGGCGGTTCCATCCCGACCGCTTTTGCCAGCACTGTTAGGAAGCCGTTCGGCAGCTCGTCCCCGTAAGCCTTCAGCAGCTTGCCCACGATCTCAGCCGCCTCCAGGCTCTCATCGAACAGCCCCGCCTTCTCCAGTGCCAGGCTCAGCTCCTCATCATCTTCGGTGAGGATCTTCTTCAGCTCCTTTTTGTCCATAGCCTTCACCAGTAGGTACTTCTTGCCATTGATTCCCTGCGGGGCGAACGAAATCTCTTTGACCCATGCGCTAAGCACATCGTAAATTTCATGCCCGTTGTACTCTGACATACTCGCCCCCCACAGAGATCCCCTGATAGATCCCGGCCCTGATGAGCCTCCAGATGTACTCTGAGAGGATCTTGACACAGATCACCCAGGAGCCTTTCTTGACACTCTGGCCCATCCAGTCGTAATCTGTTTTGGCGATCTCCGACTCTACAAGCAGAGCCTGGACCTCCTGCCCTGAATGCCAGTTCTGGAACTGCCGGAACAGTCCTGAACAGTATTCGTGGGCAAGCTGTTCGATGAGCTCTGCCGAAAACACGTCCCCCTCCCCGTCTGGGGTCCCTGGCTCCAAGACGATACAATAGACGAGGTGCTGATCATCTGCAACCTCGGTCGGGGCCTTGAGCAGCTTAGTAGATCGTCTTTCAGAAAGGAGAAAGCTCTTCCTTGGATAAAAACCCTCTTTCATCGTCTTTCTGATCTTCCTGACCTTCCTGCTGACCTCTTTCTCGATTGCAGGGTTGGCGAGCGCCCCGGGATGAGGCAAAGCGAAGTCGGCCCTCGGCCCCATGGCCTCAGCAGCCTGCTTTCCGAGCGTGATTATGATGTCCGGCTGGATCGCCTGGAGGTCTTTAAGCAGCCCCGGCATGTGCCTTTTGACCTCTTCTGCCTTGGGGGGCCTGCAGTGCCCTCTAGCCTTGAGAAGTCTCGGCACCAGGTAAGTTATGCCCACCTCGGATTTTCTGAGCCCCAGCGGCTCTAAGACAGCCCGTTTAAAGCCCGATCCTTCGGCTCCAGTGATAGGAACCCTCCGGGCTGCATCATATTGGCTTGGTGAGGCTGCTACGAAGGCGATCTTCGGGCCTCGACCGCTGCCGGTCCAGAGAGGCACATCCCGGCTTTTGCTCATCTCCTCTGCGAACTCGTTTACGCTTGCGACCGTCGCCTCCCAGTCGCTTACCTGCTCCGGCCAGCATACGCAGTTTGGATGAAGCGGCTGGAACTCGCCCTCGAAGATCTGGCCGTCCCTCTCCAGGCAGGCCTTGCACGGATTTGGCCCACCTATGTGCCATCTATACGCCATGCAAACGCACGCTCCTCAGAGCTTCCGGCACTGCCCGACTGCCCGGGCCGGAAATCGTCTCGGCCTGCGCTGTGGGCCACAGCACCTGCAACCCCCACCACCGGCGTAAAACCCTCTCTGTGCCATCCCTACACCATCCTCCAACGCCCCACTGCTGGCCTGACACCTCTCCCAAGCCTCCTTTCCTTCACCTTCAAAAACGCCTTCTCAAGAGACTGCTTTTGCACTGCGTCACCCTCCACACTTGCGGTCCTTTCTGTCGGCAAATCCGCCAGCTCTCGGAGGTAGTTCTCTATGAGCCCGTCCGGGTCAGCCCACTCGGCCTTGAACCCCAGCTTTTGGAGGGCTTCTGCAAGCTGCTCCAGGTTCGGGTTCTCGACCTTTCCATGAGCCAGCTCCGGCAGCCTCTCCCTGTCCTCGTAAATCTCCAGGTTCATCTCAGCCAGCCTGCTCACTGCATGCTGGTTTATGGTCTCGCAGATCCGATCCAGGATTGAGGAGATCGTGACCGTCAAAACCCTGTTCTTGACCTCCGCCAAAGCATACGACCCCTGCCGGCCAGCCCCCAGGAGAATGATGTCAACCAAAAAAGAGCCCGCAATCCGCTGGTCGTACATGTTCAGAACCTGGACGATATTAAACTGCTTCTGGCCGCCCCCTGTCAAGAGCTTCAGATCCCAGAGCGGGTTGCCCTTCTCGTCGCACTCCGATGATAGGAGCACCCCGGCCTCCTCGTCGTTTCTGATCCCAGTCACCAGGTCCAGGGCATCCTGCTTCGCCTCCGCCTCCTTGGCCGTCTTGGCCTCGATCACCTTCTTCGGAGCCCTGAGCACCGGGATCCCGGCCAGGTCCCTCTCCATGCCCGTCTTGAGCAGGTCCTCGATGATAGACTTCGAGAGCCACGGCTCGTAAGCTCCCCGAAGCGGCGACTCGCCCTCAGGATTGTCGTCTGTCGTCCTGAACCTAAACAGCAGCGACTTGTCCAATGGGACGAAATAGATCTCGCCGGTAAGGGGATCTCTCTGGTTCATCCCCAGGAGCGAATGATCTCCCTCGTCGTCGAACACCCACTCCCACATGGTGAGCTGCGACCTCGGAGCCCAGCGCCTCCAGCCGATTGTCCCGTCATTGTACTGACTCCGAAACTGCGGTTTTCTCTCATGCCGGCCCCTTCGGATCTTGTAAGTCGTCTCCATGTAGGACCAGCCGAACCTCAGCATCGACAGTATTTCGGTGACAGTCTGGTTCCAGCTCACGCTCATGTCATGGATGCAGCTTTCAAGGTGGGCTGCGGCCTGCAGGTCCTCCTCGTCTGTCCCGCCCGGCCTGATGAACCAGGGAACCTGCTCGACCATCGACTCTATGATGAGCAGCCCTCCGGCTATGATCGGGTCCGAGCGGGACATGAGATCATAGATCTCCATGCCCGCCGTCCCGTGCAACTTCCTCTCCGGGTCTGCGTAGACCTGGCCGCCCATCCGCCTCAGGCCTGAGACACCGATCTCCTTCAAGATCTGGGTCTGCTTTCGGCTTGATATGCTCTTATGAAGTCTCCTCAAAACTGCCTCCTCCTTTTTCTGATTCTACCAGTAGGTTTTTTGATCGATACCGGAGCTGCCGTCTCCTTTCCCCGAGCGCTGGACCGCAGCAGCAGCTCAACAGCTCCTGTCACCGCATCCACGATGTCGTCATGCTGGCCCGGGAAGGTCACAAACTCGTAGATCAGGGCCTCGGCCCACGAGGCCCCCTGCCTGATGAACAGCTTCCCGTTTGCTGCCTTGCTGCTGACGAGCAGCGCCCTTGACAGCTTGTCCGTGTCCTGCTTTACCGGGACAAACGCAATGTGGCTGACCTCCGGGTCTGAGATCAGCTCTTGAAACCCCGACTTCTGGAAGCCGTTTACCTCGACGCCCACGAGATCGACTCCCTGGCGCAGGACCTCTTTTTTTATCTCCTCCCGCGCCTGGGGCCACTCCCATCTGCCCCGCCTGATGTCCAGGATGTAGATGCTGCCTGACTCGTCAGCTCCGACGGTTGCTATCACAGTGAAGTCCGCCCGGGTGCTTGTTGACGTGGCCAGATCGCAAAAGCAGGCCCGGCGCAGTGCCGACGCCGAGACAGCCCACGGCGTCCGGCTTACCTCATCCACGAGATCGATATCTCCCATTTGGGCCAGCTCGATTGTCTTGTTACGACATTGATATACAGCGGTCCGAAGTGGGCCGTCCTGATCACCTTTTCAGGTGTTACAATTGAGATCTTTCTCACTCGACCACCTCGATCTCTCTGAAATACTCAGGCCGAAACAGCATCCCCTCCTTTAGAACCGGCCTCTGCTGGTAGACCGACTCCCAATCGTAAGGCGAGATCTCGGCCTTCGTGGCCATGAGGACAGGCACAGGGTACTTCTCAGGCCAGAGGGCTTCACCCGGCTTTCTCCCCAGAGGATCCTCCTCCTCGGCCAGGGCAGGCAGGACCACCTTCCTCCACGGCGGGGCGAACTCCGCCTCCTCCACGTCTGCAACCTTCCTCTTCTCCAGCCTGCCCGGCAGATCGTCAATGTGCCACCTCGTGGCCATGACTATGATAATCGAGTACGGAGCCCAGGGCAGCGGATTGAGACGCTGGCGAGCCGTTCCAGAGTACCACTCCCAGGTCTTTTCTCTGAACGTCGGGCTCTCGGCCTCGGCCCTCGACTTGATCACGTCGTCGATTATCAGGACATGAGCCGGCTTGCCGGTCATGGCCCCTGATGTCCCTGACGTGGACATCCCGCCGCCTGCTGTCGTCGACCACTCGTTAGCCGCAGCCGATTTGTCGGCAATCCTGACCCTCAGGACGTTGCTGTTCTCGGTTATCGTGTCCCTGACCTTCCGGCCCCAGCGCATTGCGTACTCGTCCTGGTAGGACGCCAGCATTACGTGCATCCACGGGTACATCTCCAGGAGCCAGACCGGAAACCAGTGTGAGACGAGCTCACTCTTCCCGTGCTGCGGTGGCATCGATATCAGCAGCCTCGGAACCTTCCCGGAAACGGCCAGGGTCAAGATTACTGAGAGCTCCGCCAGGTGGCGGTATAATCTCCACCTGCCCCGGCTCAAGTGCTCCGCCAGACTCCCTGGCGTAGCTCTCCATAACTCCGGCAAGCCGCTGCATCTCTCGGATTGTAGCCTCGTCTGCTCGTTCGATGACATGATGAATGAATAGCGCCTCTGCTGACACTGACTCTTCTCGCAGCTCTATCGATTGGGTCGGCTTTCCGATGCCCCTGTCAAGGATCTCCTTTGCGTAGGCCAGGATGAGGTCAGGCCGGGAGCTGGGAAGGAGCCGGAACGTTCTGAGCAGCTTCTCTGCTGCCTCCGGGCTGGCTTCGGCGAGGATGCGCCTGGCTTTCCTGGCGTGGATCGTCTTCCGCCGGCTCTCCTGGTTGCCCGGCAGAAATCTGCCTTTGGAGTCCCGGACTGCGGGCAACCCTTCCTGCTCCCGATTGTCTCCGGCTGGCGGTTCGCTGGCCGGGCAGGTGAGAGGCTCCGTCTCTATGTCCTGGGCAGCATCAGCGGAGCCGAGAGTCGTCTGGTCAGAGCTGTCGTCAGGCCAGATGGGCAGCCCATCGGGCAGCCTTCCCTTGGCCAGATACCTCTGGAGGCTGACCCTCGGCAGGCCGACCTTCCAGGCTGCCGATTTCTCGCTCGCCCCCTCGGCGATCAGGATCGCCGCCTCCTGGACCTTCTGCCTGATCTCCGAGTAGTCCTTGCTGCGCTTCGGCCTGTTCACGGTTTGATCCAGCCTGCCCAACTCAGAGCTTCACGTCCTCCGGCGTGGGGTGGCCCATTTCAGTAAACCAGACCACCGGGTCCACCTCCCTGCCCACACCTGCAGACCAGTTTTTGAACGCCTGCCTCGTGAGCCACAGCCCCGTTGTCGTCCTGTACTCCCGCTCCTGGCCTGCGAGCTTCCGGGTCCCGCAGGGGATTACCCTGTGGGCCAGGTCCTGATCTATGCATTCGCAGGCCTGCTCTCCAGAGAGCCCCTCGCCTGCACAGTTGCAGCAGCAATTGAAATCGTCTTCTGCCATCTCTCCAAGTCCCCCCTATCCGCTTCGCCTCTTGTTGATCGCCGCGTTCGCTATCGAGGCCCTCCTTGTGGCCTCCTTTTTGGTCATCGTCCCTTTCTGACCTGTGACGCGGAACTTGCCGCCCTTTGTTTTCCAGACCTTGCACACTCAGAATCCCCTCACCATCCCGTTCATCCTTGCCAGGCACTGGCTTGGCCTGAGAACGGTGTTCGTCTTCGAGATCTCAGCCGGCAGCCTCTTCTCCGGCGGCTGCCTCTTCGCCCGAACCTCCGCCCTGGCCCTTGCCCTGGCCGGATTCAAGCCACCACCTTCATTGTTGAGTTCAGCCTGAACGGTCCGGCGTGCCATAGTGACGCCAGGTCTACAGGCCTGTTGAACCTGCCATCCTGCTGTGCCAGCACCCTCACAGTCCCGTTTCCTGAAGCCTGGAAGCTTGACAGCAGCGTCTTGTTGCCCTCCTCTTCGACCTGGGCCTCCATCTTTGCAGTGACATTCAGATTGGAGGCCTGCCTGATGGCCAGGGAATGTGCCGAGTCTGTGACAGAATAGCTGATTTCCTTCCCTGCAGCTCTCAGGCCTGAAAACGAGCCTCCCTCGACCCAAGAATGGCCGTAGACCAGCCTGTCTGCGTCCTGTGCGCTTACGTGGTCCTCCATGCCGTAGAAGTCGCTGTCTATCTGGGTATCCCCAGATCCTGAAAAATCCTCTTTCAGCTCTACCGAGACAGCCTGGCCGAAGCAGGATGCAACGTACAGAACGCATGCAACCATCAGAAATAGCCTGACTGCTCCTAATGCTGACCTCTTATACAATCAATCCACCTCACCAGAGATTTGATTTGTTTTTGATTCTGATCAGCAGGCTATCTGGAAGCCCACGAATCCAGATATTGCTGCTATGATAGCTGCCTTGACGAGCCCGTACTTGTCGAGGCCCGACAGGGCGCACCTGCTGATCTTCAGAATTGCGATGTACTTGTCGCTCTCATCGAGACGAGCGAATATCTTCAGATGCTCGTCTGAGTTCTCCCTCCGCAAGTTTTGAACTTCAGATATTAGATGACCGAGTAGTAGTGATTTGTCTGCCCGGAGATCCAGCGTCTCTCCCTCCACATCCCCCTCCTCTGTCGTTTTCCCATCCCTCCAACTCCGGCTTGCTTTGCGTCTTGCTGCGCTTCTTGGTGGGTGCCGCGAGTCCGGCCCTCCGGGCCTCCCCGCGCTAATGGTCTGGGCGTCGCTCAGGCCGCGACCGGCCCCCCCATCCCCTCTTCGGGGGGGGCTGATTGGCGTGTTACAGCCTGTTTTACCGTTTTATGTGTTTCATGATGCCCCAGATTGCATCCTGGAGCGTCCTGGCCGCACCGTAGTCCTGGACCATGCCGATAGCTCCCTGGATCTCGTCTGCACTCAGCTTGTCGTCCTCCATCGCCTGGCTCAGAGCTCCTGCTCCGACTGCAACCGCCTTCAGGCTCGCCTTGAAAGCCTCCCAGCCGGCGGGATTTGTGGCCCTTAGAGCCAGTATTCCCTTGCTCACCGTCTCTGATGCTATGTCATCTAGTCTCATCTCTTCCACCTCACCTTTTTTTATCCCCGGGGATTCCCTGGGGATTTCCAGGCCGCCAGGCCTTTTACCTCGGCGGCTTTCTGGTAGCTTGCGTTTGCAATGCAAACGCACTTAAAGGAGGCTTGGAGGAGTGTCTGACCTCCTCCAAAAACCGCTGACATCTTTTTATAGACCTGTCCTCTCTGTTTTTCACCTCTTTCTTGCTTGATCATATCAATCATTATAAGAAAGCACTAAACTTCCCGCCCAACCCCATTGCTTTTGCAGGCCGGATTGGGGTTTATAATAATGTGAGAATGGCCTAAACCGCCATCTCCTTCTCGCATTCCGGCTGCATTGCGCTCAGGCTCTCAGACTCTTTGAAATATTGGCCGCTGTATTGCCGCAACATCTCATAGTTGCAGCCGCTTTTCCAGAGATTTCTGTATCCCTTGTTCCTGCCGGCCTTCGTCCAGCCAGCCTTATCGAGAACACCTTCGAGCCTGAGCCGTACAGCCACGCCCTGGGCCGGAAGCCCCAGCTCCTCGTAGTCCTTGATCTCGCCCGGCTCCATCGAGAAGAACTTCGAGAGGTCCACGCCTGAGTTTATCATTAACTTAAGTATCGATTGCGGGTATCTCATCAGATCGCCCGCCGCATCGACTTCATAAATCTCTTGGTTTTCTTGGCCTTTTCTCGCGCACTCTCTATGTACTGCGTTTGCACTGCTTCTTTGCCGCATGAGTCACACGCCGGGAACTGGCCGCCCGACAAAATCCGCCCTCCGCACCCACACCGCCCCATGATAATAGCTCTTGAAGGGCTGCGGTACTCGGATGCAAGCTTCGACCCAGGCCGTTTAATTGGGCCACCGAGGGACCGAAGAGCCCCCCGGCTACTAAAATAGACTCTGGACACGGGGTCCCGGTGAGACAGACCCTGCCCATCGGATTTATTTTCGTGCGGCCTGCCGTATAAATCCTTTGACACAATTTCAGGCCTCCTCGATCAGTATTTTTACATTCTTGCCCCGAAGCTCCGCCAGCCCTGCCGATGCCTCCCTGCCGTCTTTTGAAAACCCGATGCTGACCCTGAAAGTTACCGATCCGTCCATGATGAACGCTTCTTTAAAAACGCCACCAATCGCCAGGCCGCTCATTGCGGCACCACCGACATGCGCCCGACCATAACGCCCAGCGCCAGAGCCTGCCTCTCTTGCGGCTTCAGGCCCGTAAGGAGTTCCGTTAAAAGAGAGAGGGCCTGATCCTGGCCGCCCTCTGATGCCTTCATGGCGGCCTCGTATCTGTCTTCTACCTCGTTCCACTGCTTTTCTGACAGGTTGAATGCTTCTATAGCTGTCACTTTTTCCACCTCACCGATAAAACATTTTCGTGAAGTGGAATTTGCATGCCTGGCAGATATAAGTCTCTGAATACCGCGTCCCGTCATCAGAACTGATGCACCCGATTGCCTGGAGCCTTGTGCACCGTGGACAAAAATCGAGACGCTCCCCTGGAGGAATCTCTGGCTTCTCCTTCATCTGCCAATCTGTCAGCAACGACATGGTTTCCCGGCCACCGCAGGCCCACTGCGCGGCCTTTCCACCTCACCGGCCTCCAGTTTGCGTCCAAAATATAAATAGTTTATGTCGCTAAAGTTAACATGATATTGAACATGTTTTTTAGGCAGTAGTCATTTGTCTAACACCTCCAAGGCAGATACCACATTGTTTATAGAAAACAATTATAATTAATTATATCGTTAAAACTCGTGCGGCAAAGAGTATATATTCGTAATAACCTGATGATCATTAGAATCTGCGAAAATATCTCGCGCGTAACAAGAATAGCCTCCTAGAGTCATGTGGGCCATGCTCCAGGAGGTCCTCTCTGTCCTACTGGTGAGGTGGACAGGAGATTTACCTCGGAGGGAGGTAAATCCTAAGATAACTGATTGCCTGCGGCATATAAATACTTGCCGCATTGCAGCCCGAATGCGATTCGGTGACGAAATGAGGAGAATAGATAGGGGCCTTTCGGCCCCAGTCAGCCTTGTTGGGAGGCTTTGGTAATATGAGTAAAGAAGTCGCTGGAAGTATAAATAGCTGCCTACCTGAGGCCGCTGAAGTCGTTGTACTGCCCGCACAAGAATATGTATCCCTTCTGAGCTGCATCCAGCAGATGCAAAGGATCATAGACGTGTATATAGCGCCTGATGTCGATATGTTGAACTCCCCTGATAATAATGAATGGATAGTAGCTCTTGAGAGAAGGCGCAAGGCCCAGCAGGAATATGGCGCCCGCCTGGCTGACGTGGAAGAGCGCCTGGAACAGCTTGAAGCCGCCACCATAGGCCAAAAGCGGGCTCCAGGTAAAGTCACTGAGAGCCGGATGCTCAAGTTGGCTGTCACCCTCGTGAACCGCAGAAATGCTCCTATCTCGTTTTCTGAGATTAGCAAGCTCCTTGAACTCGGCAGCCGCAGCTCTGATGGCAAGAAAAACACTCGCAAGCAGAACATGACCCACTTTGGCCGGATCCTTGAAGACGCACATGACAAGTTCGTAATCCGTAAGGATTCCCACGGCCACAAGTGCGCACAGCTCACAAAATCTTATTACAACCATCTTGTCGAGGAGTATCTTGGATAGGTAAAGTTTTACCTTTTACCTGAGACGGTAGATCTGCCGAGAACCTTCTGACTTCTCGTTGAAACCCCAAAAAATCATGTGGTTGCTGCATGATTTTATATTAACCTTACTTGAGGAAAGAGGAATCATTTAGTAAATATTTTATTTATAGTCAAATGTGCCTGTCATGAGGTTTACCAGGTAAAAGGTAAAATTTTACCTGGTTCCACCCTCATCACACACATCAAGAAATTTCTGAAGATCCGCCCGACTGCCCAGGCTGAATCCCTCGCGGTCTGCACTGTCCCCCTACAAACTTCACAACCCCACCTCCGGCATAAAACCTCTATCCATCGTGCTCTTTCGACATTCCACTCTGGACTTGTCAGTGACATCATGCCCTCTGGTTCATCATTCAGATGCCAACAGAATATCAGAAGATTTTATAAGGATTTAAAGTAAGGATCAGACCATGCAGGAAAAGAGAAGAAAGGATCAGATCATATCTCAAATCCTAGCTTTATGTCTTGGAGGCGTAAACAAAACGAAAATCGTCTACCAGGTAAATTTGAATTTCAAAACTGCAAACGCCCACCTGGATTTGCTGTTAAAAAAAGGGCTGCTTGAAGCCACTCAGGGCAATAGCCCCATCTATAAGACAACTCCGAAAGGTGAGCGGGCTTTGGAAATCCTGCAGAAGGCTGAAGAGATCACTTCCTAATCCCGCCAGCTCCCAGGGTCGAACTCGTTGTTCTTGAAGTCATCTATCCTGGCATGGCCCGCATCCACCAGCATCTTGTTGAAATTCCGCCCTGGCTTGCCATCCTCACTTAGATAAACCACAGCTACCCACCGGCCATATGGGTCTTTGCCGGTCTTATCATCCAGGTCCAGGAATACGTAGCTGCTCAGCAACCATGCCCGGGTGTAGTTGGTTGCATCCTTTCCCGCCTGGCAGGCTTTGGGGCCTCTCGTCTCCGGGCAGTCGATATCTGCAAGCCTGACTCTGATGAGGTCCTCGGAGATGGGGCTGTCCTGAAGCTGCACGTCGATGGTATCGCCGTCTATAACCTTGGTGACCCTGCCATATGCTTCATCCGGAGCTCCGTTGGCCAGGGCTATCAGGAGCAATAGAGGCAGCACAAAGATGAGTTTGTGGAAGTTCATGGGTCCATTCGCATCTTTGTATGTTATTCAATCTTTCCATTAATGCTAAAATGAGCTACTGTTATCTTTTTCCGGCGAATTTACTTAAGCTTGCACGTAGAATAGGCTATTCATGTCCGGAGTCCTTGAGCATCTATTCAGGCCGCAAAAGAAGGCTGTTCCCCCGAAGGCTATGGAGCTACAGACGGCGAAGGAGATCCTGGCTGAAGTCTTCCAGGTCAGGCTCTCTGAGGTCGATGAGATGATCCGGTGCCGCTCCGAAGCCGGGGAGAGTGGCTCTAATGAGGACGGGTTATGGCCGCAGGAGTTCTGGCTGTAG